CAGGGGTCATTTTTATGGCGCCCGAAAGGGTCATTCTTATTTCGCCCAAAGGGGTCAGTCCCGCGTGCCCGAAGGGGTCAAACGCACGCGCCTTTTCCATCTAAGCGCGATAAGCGCGTAAGGTTATAGTTTCCTTAGCCGGAGCGTTTTAACGCGCTTAGACGCGCCCTAAACGTATTATTTTAATACGCTGTCGGGCAAAAGGGGGTTAATAGGTCGGTTCGCCTTCGTAATGGGCGTTTTCCCGGTCTTCGTCGGCGTGTATCTCGGCCAGTTCTGCGTCCGGGTCTTCCGCCCAACCCAAACGGCGAACGGTGGCTTTCTGACTTGCTACGGGCTTGCCGCCGTTGGCAGATTGAAGCGTATTTATTTTCGCCTGTTCGTCTTCAATAATGTAGGGCGTTATCCGGGGCGTAACAATAAGACGACGGGCGGCCGCCTTAGACTTTACGTTAGCCGCGCCGAGGTAGGCTAACAATATGTTAGCGCGGCGGGTTAGGTAGTCGTCGAATACTTCCATTTTGTCCTGTACCTTCAAATGTGCGTCCATAAATAGAAGCTGCAGGGCGATTCCGCTTACCGCGCCTATTCCCTTCACGCTCTCAAAGGAAATGTCGGGCGTTTGGGTAATGGCGTATATTAGGCGGAGGAGCGTTTCTATCTCTAACTTCACACTTTCCGGGGCCTGCGCCCATGATAGGTAGGTGGCTTTCGCGCCTTCCTCGCCTTCTATAATGGCCCCGGCTTCTCCCTTCCTTGCGAAGCCCAATATTTTGCCTTCTACAAAGATTTTCGGGCTTGCGTGGTAGTCGTTCGTATCGGCGAAGTTGGAAAGCAACTTTTCCAAACGGTCGATAAGGCTCTCCACGTCTTCCCACTCTACGGCGGGTTGGCTTCCGTAGACAATGGGAATTTTGCCTAACGTCAACTTCTTGGGGTAGCCTTCGACTAACTCCCAATTCTTTGCCGCGCCTATGGTAGTGCCTTCCGCCGCCCATAGGTAGTGCGCGTCCTTCGTATAGGTTTCAAAGAAGCTGCGCGTAGTCAGGTCGTCGGTCTTCTTCGTGAACTCACGGGAGAAGGCTATAAGGTCGCGGGTGTCGTCGAAGTACGGGTAAAGCCTGTCGCCGAACGCCGGGCTAAACAGGGCTACGCGGAACTTCATCTTTGTCGTGAAGCCATAAAGGTCGTGTTCCTCGTCGCCTTCCACGGGGTACCAATATTCGGCTACTTCGGTAGTGCTGTATAGACTTCGGGCTACGCGGCGGTTAAGCGTCTTTTCTTTAACGTCGTGAAGGACGCGCTTTAACGCAGCTAATACCGCCTTTTCTTCGTCGTTCTGCGGGTCGGCATCGTAGGCTACGGGGTTGCCGAACGTGAAGGCGACGGCGCGTTTTACTATCAACTTTTGAAGGGCCAACGCTATACGGGCTACGGGTTCAATTCTAAACCCCTGTTCCGTGGTAAGCTCGGCGTTTACGTTGATGTTCTTTACTTCCCCGTATTCCTCGCTATCCTTGTCAATGACTACGAGTTTGTCCGGGCGTTTCCGGGGGTCGTTAATGTCGTGCAGTTTCGGGTCGTATTGGGCCGCGTACTGCTCGGAATTGGGAAGCGGGGTAAGTCGCCCGTTCCTCAGTTCGCTGATGGCGGCTGAATAGTCGCCCGCTTTTAGCAATTCGTCAATAGGTGGCATAATCTATTGGGGTTTATGGTTACTTAAAAATTCTTTTCAATCTCTTAATATCCGCCTTCCCGTCGGGGCGTTTCTCCACCGTTCCCGTAAGGGCGTCCGGCGCGTCGTCGTGGGTGTTCGTTCCCTGCTTCTTATATTTCGTTATTGCTTGGTGGAACTTCGGGAACAGGTGCGCCCAATCCATCGGGAAGTGCGTAAGGTTCTGCACCTCGTTAGAATGGTTGAATATTCGTACATCCTTATTCTCGCTTTGGTGGAACCAACGTATTACCGTCTTTTTGTTCCCCATAAGGCGTAGGTTCTTTTCTACGTTACGGGCGAAGCCACGGCCGCCGTTGTTGCTCTCTATTATTGCTTCCTCTACTTCCCACTTGGTAAGGATCCGCGCCGTTTCCGGCTCGGTCGTTTCCATTGCGGCCTGGGTGTAGTAGACGTCTAAAATGAAGTTGCCTATTTCCGTTTCGACGTAGACAATACAGCATAGGTAGTCGTCGCCCGTGTCGGCTGTATCGACGTAGGCTTTAACTTTGTGCTGCTTGGTAACGGGCAATACTTCGTAGGTCTTAAACTCCCGTTCATACATCAACCCGGTAAGCGGGCGCGGGTTCTGCATATACTGGGTTTCAAAAACCCACGGGGCTTTGTCCTCTAATTCGTGAAGTTCGGTTAGCGTATGTTTGAAGGGCCATAACGGGTGTTCGTCGCCTTTTTCGTCCACCTCAATAACGGGAAGGCTTAAAACCGTCCATTCGTCCGGCTCCAACTTTTGAAGGTACCCGCAAAGGTCGTCTTCGTCCAAACGCTGCATAATTATAATTATCGGCGTTTTTCGGCTGTTAACGCGGTTTCGGATGGTTGTTTCAAACTTTTGGTTTACCTTCTCGCGGACTAACTCGCTTCGGGCGTCGTCCGGCTTTATCGGGTCGTCGATGACTATCGCGCCGCCGAACTCTCCGGCCTCGGAAGTAATGGCGGCTACTTCTTCGCCTAATTCTTCTTCCTCGTCTTTATCCACCAAACCCGCGCCGAAGCCTGTTACCTGGCCCGCCGACGAAACGGCGTATAGTCCGCCGCCCGCCTTCGTGAACCATTTACGGGTGTTTACGCTCGTCGGCATCGTGTCCGGGAATAGACGCCTATACGACGGTTCGCGCAGAATTTCCTGTACTCCCCGCGAATTGTCGCGGGCTAAGTCGTCCGAATAACTGAGGTGTATAAACTTCGCCTTCGGGTTTATGGCGAAGCCTTCCGCGATGAAGGACTTAACGGCTAACTCCGTCTTACCGTAGCGCGGGGCGATGTTTATTATAAGCCGGGTTATTTCGCCCTTGAGAACCTTGTCTAAGACTTCGGCTATTTTTTCGTGGTGCTTGCCTACGACAAATTTACGCTTATACTTTTCCTTGAAAAAGAAGCGCGTAAAGTTGAGGGTTCCTTGTAGAACCCACGTTTTAATTATATCTATGTCGCGGCAAAACCCCATTTAATACTTCTCGTTAAGGCTTTTAAGAAGGTCGGCGGCTTCTTCCTTCGTAAGCGTCCGGGCCGGTATCAAGTCGCCCCCGTCCTTCCCTGTTACTTCCATTCGCTGTGTGGGCTTCCCGTACTGACGTTCGCGCAACTTGTCTAACGTCGTGGTCTTGCCCGCCTTCATATCGGAAAGGACGGCAATAGCCAACCCTTTGGGATAGGCGGGCGCGTCTTCCCACTTCGCCAATAGTTTCAAGTCGTTGGCGTTGAAGGTAAGTATAGCGGCTTCCCATTCGTCTATCTCCACGGCGGAAAGGCTGTAAAACTTCTTGGCGCGAGCCTTGCTCCCGAATATCTTTACGAGCTGTTCGGGTACGCGGCTTTTGGGCCGCCCTTTCGGGTTTCCGCTTTGCCCCTTCTTGAAGGGTATAAGGTTTTGTTCGTTTGCCATCGTTTCTCTCTGATATTGGTTGCTATCCTCTCTGTTCCCTTATTCGCGTTCCGGGGCATCCTCGTCCGGGGCGAAGTTGCCTAATAGTTCGGCTTTGTCGCCCGTGTATTCTTCCCAACGCTTTATAATCACGTCTATGTAGGCGGGGTCTAATTCCACGGTATAGCACGAACGCGCCAACTGCTCGGCCGCCATTAAGGTGCTGCCACTTCCGCCGAATAGGTCTAAGACGACTTCGCCGGGGCGGGTGCTGTTCTTAATTGCGCGGCCCATAAGTTTTATAGGCTTCATCGTCGGGTGGTCGGCGGAACGTAGCGGCTTGTCTTCGTGTATGACGGTCGTAGGTGTCGCTTCGCCCAATAGCGAACGAAGAAGGGTTTTAAGTTCGTCCTTCGTCATCGCGTCTATGTCCGGGCCTGGGTCTTCCGTTACCGTAAGAAGGTCGCGGCGGTTTACGAAGAAGTGCGACGCGCCGGGCTTCCAACCGTATAAGCAGGGTTCGTGCTTCCATTGGTAGTCCTGTCGCCCTAATACCATATTGTTTTTGACCCATATAAGTATTTGCTTCAACTCCCAACCGACGGACTTTACCGCCAATTTGAAGTTAAGCCCTTCCGTTCCGGCGTGCCAAATGTAGAACGCGCCGCCCTTCTTGAGGTAGCGGTTGGCGTTCTCAAAAGCTGCCGTAAGGAAGTCCAAAAACGCGCCGTCGTCCATCTTGTCGTTGGCGATGTCCTTCTGTACCCGGTTGCCTTTGTCGGCGGCGTTTAGGGCCTCGTTCTTGCTTGAATAGTCCACGTTATAGGGCGGGTCTGTTAGAAGTAAGTCTACCTTCCCTTCGCCTATAAGGATATCCAATACTTCCGGGCTTGTGCTGTCGCCGCAGATAAGGCGGTGGTTTCCCAATCGGTAGACGTCGCCGTAGCGGGCTTTCGGCTTCTTGGGAAGGTTCCCGGCTACGTCGTAGTCGTCTTCTTCGGCGTCGTTCTCGTTCTTGCCCGTATCGACGTCGGGAAGGTCTACGCCCCAATGGTCTAACTCGTCTAACTCCCATTCGTTGGCTAAGTCGTCCATATCCCAATCGCCGAAGGATACGTTATCCTTAATCACAATAGCGCGTAACTTCTCCGGCGGTGTTTCCGGGGGTATGACCTTCGCTATTGTTTCCGTATAGCCCAATTCCTTGAGGGCGCGGTAACGCATATTACCGCCTATAATCACGTTAAGCCCGTTATATTGGTATATCAGGACTTCACGAAGTGCAAGCATTTCCGGGTCGTCCTGTATCGACGCCTTCAACTTCCTAAACTTAACGTCGTCCTTCATTTGGCGCGGGTTCTTGGGTACGCCCGGAATTTGCCCTTTGTTCGGTACGATATCGCTAAGTTTGACTACGACGCTTTGCACCAACCCGGCGAGGGGCTTGGCGTTCGTGGTCGTGTCCTGTGCTGTCTTCTTCTTTGCCATTGTGTCCGGGGGTTAAGGTTAGAAGGGTGCCGGGCCGGTCGGGCCGCCGAAGGGGTCAAAGTACGGCATAGAACTGCCGCGCCCGCTTGCTGCTGTGAAACTCTGAATAGTCGAACCGTTGCCGCCGCTTCCTGTGGATCCGTTGTCTTCTTCTGCCATTGTCGTAGGTGTTAATCGTTAAACTTCTTTTTAATCAAGTCCGCCCATAGGCTCTTACCCCATACCGCTTTCCGTATGGTGGCGTAGCGTTCCAATATCCGGCTAAACATTTCGTCGTAGAAGTCGTAAAGTTCCGCGTTTTCCTCTATTGTGAATTGCTCAATACTGCCGGAACTGCGAAGGTTCGCCGAGCCGTGGGCTATTATCTTCTTCCCGCCTAATGTTTCAAGCTGCGCCGTCTTGGTGTGGACGTTCGCTACTGCTAATTGTAGGCGGTTGTCGATGTCTAATTGTCGGTATATGTAGGGAATTAAAGCCCGTATCTCCATGTTGTAGAAGTACGCGCTTACTATAAGGTTAAGTTCGTCTATATAGCCGTGGGTTATAAGGTTGTGGAGGCTGTCTACGTTGTTTTGGTTAAGCGACAGCGTGGAAATTGTCAACTTCTTACACTTGGCGTTATTCCTCACTATGAACGCTTCTAAGAAGTCGCCGAAGATAAAAGAACCGTTTACCACTACGTCGTAGCGGCTCCCTGCTTCTATCTCTATATCCCGCGCCAATTTTACGGCGTTGTCGTACATAACGAAGTCCGACGAAGTAGCGTAAACCTTCGGCTTTATGTAGCGCGTTTCTTCTCCTACCTCGTCTTCCAATATGTCGAATAACGCCGTATCGAAGTCGGGCGTTTCTATCCCGATGTCGCCTACGTTGAAGTCTAAGCCGTCGTCCTCGGCCTGGGTCTTGGGTTTGGTCTTTCTTCTGCTCATTGTTCCTGTGTCTTTATTGAAGAAAAGGCGCGGTTTGGTCGCCGCGCCCTTTCCCGCTTCGGCTGTCGCCGTTGCTTTCAGCTATATGGATGTGTAGAAGCCTAATTTATCCACGCCCAAACGATGCCCGAAACGGCGTAGTATAGAATAAGCCACGTTATAGCCCCGGCGGTCGTCCATAAGAAGTCGGCAAATTCCGGCGTTCCCTTCTTGGTTACGCGGTCGTAGACTTCTTTTGCAATGCCGACGGCTACGGCGATAGCCACGGCAATAAGGACGGGCAAAAAGTTCGTAAGAACTCCGGCTATAATCAGCCCGGCGAAGTAGTGTAACTTCTTGTCGAAGGCCAGCCGCTTAATGAAGGCGGCGACTTTTTCTATTGCTTGTTTCGGTTTCATGGGTGCGTTGGTTTCTATGCGCAAAGTTAAAGGCTTTATCGTATTAAAGTGATACGACAAAGCCTAAAACACTTCGTTAAAACTTCAAGTCGGAATTAGTCGCCTAACTTTTCTTTTACGCAGGGCTGGCATATCGTGCCGCGTGTCGGGCTGACTTTTCGCGGGGTAAGGTCTTTTTTTAAGGCCGGGCCTTCGTAGTTACAATAGGGGTAATTCCCGTAATACCCTTGCGAATAGGTAATATGTTCTACCCGTATTATTTTCCCGCTGTCGTCCATAAGAATATCGCCTACTTTGTAGGGGTTGTTTTCTTTGGCGAACTGAATAGCGAGGGTGGTGGCTTCCTTTCGGTGGCGGGCCGCCATCTCCGCTTTTCGCTTGTCGTATTCTTCGTTAGTCATTGTCGTTGTCGGCTATTAAGTATTTTTCTACTTCTTCCTTGAAGGCGTCGAAGCTGCGGACTATGACGTATTTGTTACCCGCGCCTTCGGCGGCCTTCTGCCATTCCTTCTGCGTGGCTCTTTGTGTGCCGTCCTCGGTCTTGAACTCGACGCAAAGGGAAGCGTAGCCGCCGGAAGGCTTCAATAGTATCACGTCCGCCACGCCCGCCGTAACGCCTTCTGCCTTCATTATCCCGGCTTCCCGTTTATTGCGGAAGCCGCCGTTAGGTACGGCGAAAAGCAATAACCGAAGGCGTGGGTATTGAAGCCGGAACCAGGTAAAGCAATTCCGTTGTAGGTTGCTTTCTATGTGCCGGGGCTTCGCCTTCGTCGGCTCGGCGTTGGCTCTTGCTACCAATTCGTCGTAGGTAAGGCGGGGCTTCGTAGCCGTTCCTATTTGGGCGGTTGACCTCTCACGAAGGGAAGCGGCGCAGGACTTACTGCAGCACTTTCCCCAACCCCGCGCTAAATTTCGGGTATCGGCTTGGAAGGGGCGGCCGCAATATTCGCAATTCTTCGTTATTAGTGCCATAGTTATTTCGGGTTCTTAAATATGTCGCCTTTCTCCGTTGTTAAGTAAACGGGTTGTAGCGAGTAGTTGAAGGTTAGCACACTGAGCCAAATATGCCCGGTTTCTGCTACGCGCTGTTTTTCTTCGTCGGTAAGTTCAAAACAGCATATTACTTGCCCGTCCGGGCTTCTATATGCCGGAAGCGGTTCGTATAACGGTTGTTGGTTTTCCCCAAATACTACGTTTTGTTCGGGGAACTTAATAGGTTTCATTCTTCCTGTTATATTTAGTTCTTAACTATCGGGAAATAACGAGCCTTGCTGTCGTTCGGCTTCGGCTCTTGCCCGGTCTTTTTCTATCTGCTGCACCCGCTTTATTTCGCGGTCTATCTCGGCTTCTATCGCCTTCGACTTTCGTAGAACTTCCGGAAAACGGGTACGGAAGTATTCGCGTTGCGTCGCCCGAAGTTCTACTACTTTGTCGAAAAATTGTTTAGCGTTCATCGTCGAATAACGAGGGGCTTGGGTTCGGCTTATAGCGAAGGTCGGTAAGTACGCCTTTCGCTATATCCAATTCAATGTTATAGACGACGTGGGTACATTGGAACTTCCCGCGCTCGTCGTCCTTGTATAAGTCCACGACTAACCTACCTTCGGGGCATACTCCCCGGCGTGGTGCTTCTTCCCGGACGCGCCCTATATAGCGTTGCCCGTTAGTCCACCCGAACAGGCGTTTTAGCGTCGTGGGGCTAAACGGGTCGTCCTTCGGCTTTATATACGTCGCCCATATAGTATCGCCCGGAAGAAGCGTTACGGTTCGGTCGGGATAGTGTTCTCTTACGTCCATCGGTCGTCCGGCTTAGTATGGTGCTTCGTCTTGACCGGGGCCAAACGCGGGGTAGCCGCCGGGCGGCGTTCCGTAGCCACTTCCGTAGCTGCCCGCGCCGTAGGCCTGGGAAGCTGCGCCCGGCTGTTGGTTCTGCTGCGCGTCCTGTCGGCTTCCGAGCAGTTCCAACTCGGAAACGGTGCAATTTATCCCGGCTTCTACGCCGTTCCGTCCTGTGTAGGTCTTTACGGTAAGGTTGCCACGGCAGTAAACCTGTGTTCCCTTCTTGAGGTAGTTGACTACCGCGCCGTCGCCGGGTTTTAGACAACTTACCCACGTCGTCCGGCTTACCGGGTTGCCCTGCGCGTCCTTGAAACGCTCGGAAGTCGCCACGTTGAAGGCAATGTAACGCTTCCCGTTGAAGTCCTTAATTTCCGCGTCGGATTCTATGTGTCCGACAAATTCTACTTTTAACATAGTTCTTTGGTTTTGTTGGGGGTTATGGTTGTTTCTTTTTCTTGGGTATGAAGCCGACGTAAAGGCTTGCTTCGTATTCGACTAAGCCGCCCGGTACGGGGGCAATGTCGGCGCGGCTTCTTATGTAGTCGCCTTGCATGACTTGTTCCAATACGTCGGTTTCAAGTCCGCCCCTTATAAGGCTGTGAATTTCCGGGGATGGCATCGTGCCGTCTTCAAGCGGGAAGTTCTCGCGGCTAACTAATTTAGCCACTTGGTAGCCCGGCGGCAGGGTCGCGGGGGTTTCGGGGTGTAGGGCGTAGGCCCAACGGCGCAAAAGCGCGGCTAATTTTTTCTTCATGCTGTTATCGTTTTATTTTTATATAGGGGTTGACTACTATTACTTTCCATTCTTCGCTAAATCTCGCGTAGACAATGGCGAGGGCTGTGGCTTCGGCTTCCTCTGCTGTATTGAAGGCGTTGGTATGGTCGCCGGGGTCGTAGTGTTCCCATCTCTGTGGGTTTCTCTTTATCTCGTCTTGGGTTACTTCGCGGGCTACTCCTATGTGGTAGTTGCCGCCCCATATATCCCGTTTCTCTCTCGGAAGGTTGTCAAGCTCTTCGCCTAAATACCCGTAAGCCCCAAAGAGCCGCTTTTCTCCGTTGTATTCCTCGTAATAGCGGCGGTTAATACCGTCGGCGATTATGTCGGCGTAGTAGTGTACGGCGCCGCAACTTGCACCACGGAAGGAGGATATTTCTATTCTAACTTTCCGTGGGTTCGGTATCTGTACGAATAGTTCCGGGCGGCTTGCTAATTTGAAGTCGTCGCCGATGTTGACCGGGAAGAAGTCCGGGTAGCGTCCACGGTCGTAGGATAAATCGACGGCTTCTTGTAGTGTCAATAAGTCCATAAGGCTGAATTATTAAAGTTTTATGAATGAGAAAATATGTTTAATTACTTCTACCGTCCACCCGTTGCCGAGCATTCGGTAGGCCTGGGTTTCGCTGCAAGCCCATTCGTACCAATCTGGAACGGTTTGTAAGCGGCTGCACTCGGTCGGGGTAAGGCGACGTAGAACCGTTTCGGGGGTCAATACCGCCGGGGGGTGTCCGGCGTGGGCGGAACAAAGGGCGGGGCTTATACCGTCGACTGAGTAAACCCGGTCTTGTTGGTATGGCTGTCGCCCGTTGCTTTCCGTGTCCGGGTTAAGCTGCACGACTTCGCGGGTAACTACTACGTTGTTGGCATCGTATCGGCTCGATGTTACGGTCGGGGCCTTCTCTCGGAATACCGCCCCGGCGTTGAAGCCGTGCGGACATTGTAGTATCAAGTTATCTTTTTGAACCGTCGTTAGCGTGTTGGTCTTCCCGTCTGTCCGTGGTTCTAATTCCGTCATGTTGTGGCGGCTCTCCTGTATTTCCCCGGCTTCGTATTGGCGGCGTATAGCCTTGCCGTATTCCGTTCGGCGGGGTGTCAAACAGGCGGTTTCTATGTAAATTAAATTGTCCTTCTCCACGCTTGTAAGACAATTAGTTTTACCATCCGGACGAAGTTCGGGCGTCTGTTCGTTACGTCCTGTTTCGGGGTTGAACCTTCCACGGACTGCCACGCAACGGGCGGCGCGTTCCCCTTCAAGTAATACTATATCGTCGTGGCACGAACCGCCAACGCGGAGGGTGTTACTCTTTTCGTCTTCCGCCCGTGGGTGGAAGCCGAAGCCGGTACCGGCTTCGGCTTGCCGTCTGTGGTGTTCGATAAGTTTCTTTATCCTATTGGAAGTTAAGATGTACTTAGGTTCTACGTCGTCTTCCAAAATATCCCGAAGGAATATACCCCGGTCTTCCGGCTGTGGAATGTCGGTAAATACCTTCGTGTCGAAAAGGTTTGCTTCTTCCCGTGTCCGTATGTTAGTCCAATAAAGCCGGACGCGGTTTTGTGCCGAAACTAAGGCGGAATTTATTACGACGGGTTCTAACCCTAATTGCTCGGTTATGACCTGTTCGCACTCCCGGCGCATACGGACGTTTTCAAGTAGGAAAAGAACGCCGGGGTTATACTCCTGTATCTCCCGGAGGATACGGACGTATTCAAAGAAAAGGACGCTTCGGGGGTCGTTAAAATTTAGCTGCTTCCCGGCGAAACTGAACCCTTGACAGGGCGAACCGCCTATAAGGAGGTCTATGTGTGGAAGGTCGGCGGCGCGTACTCCTGTAACGCTTCCGAGCTGCACGGTGTCCGGGAAGTTGTGTTGTGTCTGCTTAATGGCGTGTTTGTCTATCTCGGAAGCGAAGTATTTATTTACCTTGATTCCGGCTTCCCTAAGCGCAATTTGTCCGCAACTCATCCCGTCGAACAGGCTAAGGACGGTTATACCTTTTTCGTTCATTTCGTCTTATAGTGATACGTCCGAGGGCGTAGTTAATTTTTTACTCAATAGCGTAGCCACTTTTTCGGCGGCTGCGCGGAACTCTCGCGTATATTTGTATTCGCTTTCGTAGCGGCGCAAATAGTAGTGAATTGTCGAGGTGTCGTGCCGCGTTTCCTCGGCTATCTCTTGCGTTGTTACTCCGCGTTTTTTGCAATGGTGGGCGTATATCATCCGGGCGAATACGTGCCAACGCTCCCTGCTGTCCGCCGCAATGACTTTGAAGGGTACGGACATAGCCGTATAAATGGCGTGTTTAATATCCCGGTGTTGGGGCTGACGCTCATAGACTATTTCAAGCCCTAACGTCTTCGCTATCTCACGTTCTAAGGTCGCCCCGTTGCTGACTTCCCAATTAGGAAGCATATAAATCGCGTCGCAATCAAGCAATAACTTAATATCCGCCTTCATGTGAACTTGCCACGGTTGCGTAGCGTCTACCCCGTTGAATAGCGGGTTAACTACGTCGTAGCCCTGTGCGTTAAGAAGCCGGGCCGCCTCTAAGAAGTTGGCGACGTATTCCGGGCGCGTTAAGCCGCTGATTTGGCCTGAAATATATATTTTCTTTTTCTGCATTGTGAAATGGTTGTTTATTTTGCTTTGTAGGCGGTTTATTCCTTGCTGCCCTTCAACTACACGCCAAAGGGTCGAAGCGCGGAATTTGGGGCGTTTCCGTGGCTCTCACGGTGTTATTTGGGTTTGGTTTGCTTCTCGCTTTTCATATAGTCGGCTATGAAGGTTATTATTCTTACGAGGCTTTCTAAGACTTCCACGAAAAGAAGGGCGGTAGCCTTCTTCTTCCCGTATTCGGTAGTTTCCTTGAACTTCTGCGCCATCCACCCGTGGAAGCCTATTGAGGGGTCTATGCCTTGACTTTCCGCCCAAACTTCCCACGGTACGGCGTTCCGCCGGGCTTCCTCGCGCTCCTGTTCCTGTCGTTCCTTCTCCATCTCGTAGGCTATTCGGTTTTCCTTCGCCTGTTGGTCTATGGCGTATTTACGGAAGGCTTCTAACACTTTTCGGGGCGTTACCCTGCCGTAGATGTCGAACTCGCCACACTTCAAAAGGTGGAAGAAGCGAAGAATAGAAGCCATCGACAAAAGCCGGAAGCGTTCACTTTCACAAATGGCGTGGGCTATAAAGTCTACGTCGTATTCGTCTACGTCTTGGTCTTCTCCCATCCGTAGAATTGCTTCGGTAATGTGCAAGCCAATAAGCCCGGCTACGCCGTCTTCCCCGTAGGTTCTCACTATGACGGCGAAGGTAGGAACGCCGGAACGTACCGCCTTTTCCACGTTCTTGGCGCAGTATCTCTGTGCCGATACCCCGAACGTCTTGCAAAGCTGCGGAAGGTCGCCGTACTGCTGACGGACGGCTAAGGCGCGGGGGTCTGTCTTTGCCAATGCCCCGGAATTGTCCGGGCGGCGGTTTGAAGGTAACATTTCCATATCGCTGAATTTTAGAATTAGAAGGGTTCGGTATCTCCGGCGGTGGAAGGACTTGCGGCGGATCCGTCGCTCTTTATTGCGCGGGCCATGCGTTCGGCAGCCCCCTGCATTAGGTCTTGTCTTGCCTGTCGGCGGCTTTTGGGCGCGGCGGCGTCTTCCCTGGCCCTGCGGCGGTCGGCTTCAAACTTCCGGCGAAGATGATTTATTAAGTGCTGGGCGGCTTCTTTGTAGTCGGTATGTTCCACGCCGCGCAGCTGCCACTCGGCTATTATTTCGTTGGCGTATTGCTTTAAGGTTTCTACGTCCGTGCTGTTCTGCATACAAAGGACGTCTAAACTATATTGGTTTTCGGGTGCAAAGAACTTATCCAAAAAACAAACCTCGTGCGCGTTATCTACAACAACATAATTATTTATAGATAACTGATTACTGATTAAGGTTAGTTCTTTGGCGTCAGTTAGTTCTTTTTCGCCGTCTTGGTTAGTTCTCGGTTTGTTTTGGGTTAGTTCTTGGTTAGTTTTAACAAACCCTTTTCGGCGAATTTTTGGCAAATTTGGCGTATTTTCTTCTTCGCCTTCCGGCAAAATTTCCACGGCTTCGACGCCCGAAACGTCCGAAATAACTAATTTTTCGGGGTTGGTTAGTTCTTGGTTAGTTTCGGTTAGTTCTTGGTTAGTTCTTTTCCCGCGTCTTCCGTTGGGGTTGTTCCGGGTGCCTTTGGGTGCGCCGCCCTTGCTGCCGTTCCTAACAGCGCGTTCGTACCTCGCTACGTTAAAATCTATCTGCGACTTTAACGCTATGAATAAGGCGCGGGCCGTCGGGCTTGCCTCGTCGCCCGGCTCTATTCCGTCGAAGGCGTAGGCGTAAAGAACCCGCGAAACTTCCTTATAAAGTTCCGCCGGAAGCTCGGCTATCGCGTCTATGTAGGAACGAAAAATTACTATGCTGTCTTGGCTCATAGCGGTTGGTTTAATGGGGGCGCGTTACTGGGTAGGCGACGCGCCCCCGGTTGTTATTAGGGTTTTACTTCTATCTTCTCCACTTCCTTGTAGGCGGCGCAGAAGGCGTAGGGTATTATCGCGTTAAGGTTGAAGGGCGACGCGGACGTAAGCGAAACTTCAAAGGCTGTAATTTCGCGTCCTTCCTTCTCGGCTTCCTTCTTGAGCTGCGTGTTAAGCCACGCCGTTATTACCGCCTTCGCGGTGTCGATGTCGCGGGTCTTAACAATGAAGTCGTAGGACGACGGGCGCGGCTCGTCTTCGTCGTCTTCGCGCTTGGCTACGATGTCCGCTTCAATACGGTAGTATTTGGTATCGTCGCGGGCTTCTTCTCCGTCCGGGGTTTCTTCCCCGGCTTCGTTGCCGCCTTCCACTTCCTCGACGGCGCGGCGGAAGCGGTCGTTTAGAATTATGCAGCCGGGCATCGCCTTGACGCTATCCACCACGAAGCGGGAAGTAAAGTTTAGTTCTATGAAGTCCGTTACGACTTCAATAGCGAGGGTCGCGCTCTGCGCCTGTAAAATGAAACTTTTACGTTTATTCCCTATTACGGCCGTAGCCTTGAAGGGCAGAAGGCTGTAACGCTTGTCGGGGCGGGCTATTCGGCGTTGGTTGCTTACTTCGACGTCGGTAATATCGCCGCATTGAATGTGGAAGGATATGCTTTGGGCGGTTTCCTCGTCTATGTATTTGCCAACCTCAAAAAGCAAGTCGTTCCGTTCAATGCTTATAACTTCCCCGGTGTCGCTGTCTAATACTTCTTCGTACCACGTCTTAAAGACGTTCGACGCGAAGAACTTGCCAACCATCCGGCGGGTGTCGTCCGTGCGGTAGCGTATTTCGTCCTTCCGGGTTTCGATTCTTTCCTGTGCTTCCATCTTAGTCCTGTGCTACGTTGAAGTCTTTGGCCAGTTTGAAGCTGACGACGGCGCGGGCGGGAACGCGGACGGCTTCGCCCGTGCTGATGTTCCGGGCTATCTTGGCTTTTCGGTTCTTGTGTCCGAAGGTGCCGAAGCCGCGCAGGGTTACTTCGCCGCCGCAATAAACGACGTCCTTAATTACGCCGAGAGTGGCGGTTATAACTTCTTCCGTTACGGTGGCGTTAATGCCGTGGGCCGGTGTTCCGGCGCAAGCTGCGGCGACTTTCGCCGCTAATTCTTTCTTTGTCATGTCGGGTGTGGGGTTAGAATTTTTCTACTAAGATTTGGGCGTATAGGTCGCGGAACGTGTCGCCCGCGTAGGCGGCGGTACGGTGTTCGTGGAAGCAAAGCCGGGAGCCGATGAACGCATCCGTAGGCGAAGCCGCGTCGCGCGTATACGCGAACGCAAGCCCGGCAACCGCGCCGTAAGGTTTCCCTTCGGCGTCCTTCCCTGCGCCCGGCTTGATGTAGAACCAGGGGTAATACTTGGGTTCGTCGGTGTTGTTCCAATCGGGCCGCCAACCTTCGTTAAGGGCTTCCGTAATGGTTTCCAACTTACGGCGGGCTATCTCGTCGGGGCGGAAGCCGGAAGCCTTCATAGCCTTCTCGTCCATCTTGCCTACGCCTAAGACGGCGCAAGCGTCGGCGTAGGACTTCACGCGCTCGCAGATGTCGGTGTACTCCTGTTCTTCGGTATAGAAGTCGAATACGTTAGCGTCTTCGTCTTCGTTGATGATTTCCTTCACGGCGTCGCTTGCTTCTTCCACGCTGTCGAAGTGGGCTACGAAGTCGGCGGATTCGCCGTACTTTCGGAATAATGCTATTTTCTTCATTTGTGTAAATTGTTAATTGGTTGTTAGAATATTTCGGGTTTGTCTTTGTCCGGGCGGTTGGCGTCGTTGTATAGGATCCGCCGTTGGCGGGCTATCGCTAACCGAACTTGTTTTATAGCGTCCTCGCGTCCTATAAGGCTTTGTTCGTAGTCCAATAACTCCGCTTCCGAAGTCGCTAAGAAGTAGCCGCCGGACGTGGCTATAAGCCCCGGTAGTAAGTCGGTCATTCGGATATGGTTTATAATTTTCCTTATCCGGGGTTCTGAGGTCGTGTGTCCGGCTATGTTTAGCCGCTGCACGATAGTACGGTTCGTTACTGCGTTCGCTTTGCCTATCTTGGTTCTTAGCCCTTGAAGGACGAGGGGAAGTATTACGGTTTCCTCTTGCTCCGTAAGCGGCGCGGTTTCGGAATTAAAGCCTTTTATCATGGTTAGAAGGGCGTTTTATTGAAGTTAATAGTAAGTCCGGGGGCGGCAATGTGTACCCGCTTCCCGGTCGCCCTGTAAACCTTTTCCTTGAAGCCCACGGGGTCGCCGTTGCCGCTTGACAGGTGTATTAGGACGATGTTATTTACCGCCTTCAAGTCGTTGGCTTTAAGTGCGCCTATACAGGTGTCTATACTTAGGTGGCTTTCTCTCACTCGCTCCCGAAGGGCGGGAATAAGTCGGCCTTCCTCTACGTTTCGGTCTAATATTTCCGGGTCGTAGTTGCATTCTATAAGGACGTTGTTTAAGCCTTTGAAGGTGTTGGGAAGGTAGTAGGTGTCTGTCGCAAACAATATGCCGCCCGTTTCCGGGTGCCAAATGTAGAAGCCTACGGGTTCGGCGCAGTCGTGCTTGGTGGCGAACGGTATAACCTTGAAGCGTCCGAGGGTCTGAACCTTGTAGCCTTCGCCGTCGTGTTCCAATACTCGCGGCTTCCACTCGCTCGTTATCTTTGCGGCGTCTATCGTGCCACGGGTGGCGTAGACGGGAATAACTGCGTTCAATACCTCGTTAACTCGTCCGGCGTGGTCGCCGTGTTCGTGGGTTATAAGACAGCCTACCACTTTGGAAATATTGCCTTCCAACGCGGCTACTACCTTCTTGAAGTTTACGCCGGCTTCAATGAGCAGGGCTTCGCCCACGTTTTGCAAAACGTAGGCGTTGCCGCTGCTGCTTGAACCTAAAACACTAAGAACCATTAGAAATTGGGCTTTCTCGGTGCGCTATATGCCGGGGCCGTCTGCGGGGCGGCCTGGGGCTGAACTGCTGCGGGCTGAACCGGGGCGGCGGCCTGTGCCGGGGCGGGTTGTGCCGCCACGGGTTCGGGGGCTGCTGCGGGTGCGCTTGCTTCCTCTATGGTGGCTTCTTCGGCGTCGTCGAAGCCAATAGCAGGGCCGGCGTTGCCCTTCTCGGAAATTTCCACGGCGACGGTATCTATTACCGCGTTGGGGCGGCTGCTCGTTTCGTCGGCTTCGCCGTAGTCCGTTCCCGTAAGGTATTCATAAAGTGCCTTCTTAGCGCGTCGTTCCGCCTTGCCGCGCAATTGGTCGTTACTGCTGTATTGGTCGCGGCGGACGGTGGCGTTAATTGTAAGGCTGTTTTTCTCCCCGTTGTAGGAATAGGTTATTTTGCAGGGGAACTCCGCGAAGGCGGGGTTTTGGCTGCGGTCTTGCTGTACGTCGATAACGTACTTCGCGCCTATCTTTTTAAGGAGGACGGTATAGCCTTCCTTCGTCGGATACATCGTGCCGGAAATGATGTTAAACTGGTTCCCGGTCGGAAGAAGCCCAATTATTGCGGCGTCTATTATCGCGTCGCGGACGGTGGGAACGTCGTAGAGGGGCTTTACCCGGCCTTGCTTGTCGGGCTTGCCGTCGCGGTCGGTGCGGAAGCCTACCTTTGTGTTCATTAAAGGCATGAATACCCGCGCCATTACTTCGTCGGTCAATGCTTCACGAAGAAGCGTTATTACTCGCGCCGCGTTGAACGCTGCGCCGAAGTTGTTCACGATGTCAATCGCCGAAGCGTCGCGTAGTGCAACTTCAAATTTTTCCTGTGCTGCCACTATGGTAGCCGGAAGTTCGGGGGTCTTACACATATAGCTGTGAGGGTTAATAGTGGTTGACTTGTAGGCTGTCTTCGGTACTCACGGACAGCGTTATTAGTTGGCTGTTTACCGGGATGAAGGTGTTGACGCTTTCGGCGTTATCGACGAAGATAGGCGCGGTAACGCCGTGGAAGGCGCAAAGGGCGTTAATCACGGCGAGGCCTGCGTTTATCTGCCCGGCGTGGTTCTTGTCTTGGTAACGGACGCCGCCAATGTATGCCACGCAGTCGGGTTCCTTCTCTCCGTTTACTAAGTTCTTATACATTCGGAACTCCACGCCGTCGAATAGCCCGTTAACGCGGCGTTCTACTTCCGCCATGCGGTCTTTTACGAAGTCGTCTATAAGGTCTTCTTCGATTTGAAGCCCGGCCTTCTCCTGTGCCAACGTAGCGGCTTCCGTGTCAAGTTCCACTATCCGGCGTTCGTTGGCTTCAATGGTGGAACGAAGCCCTAACTTTTGGTCTATCCCGGAAAGGCGGGCGTTAAGTTGCGCCTTCTTTGTGGCGTGGTCGGCGGTCGCCGTCTGCTGTTCCGGGGCGGTAGCGGCGGTTAGGTCGGCGGTAAGTCGGTCTATCTCCTGTTGAAGGGCTACCCAACCGGGGAGCGTCTGCGTGTCTATTTGTGGGTCGGTGCTTACGCGGGGGTTGTCGGCTATGACCTTCTTTAACGCTTCCTTCTTGGTGGCGTAGTCCTGTACGGACTTGGCGTGTTTGGCGTCGAGTGTGGCGGCGTCCTGCGTAAGCCGGGCTATTTCGGCGTCGTGCTGCGCTATACGCTTGTTTAGTTCCTGGCCTTCGATGTCCATAGCATCAAGCCGGGCGGTTTGGTTGGCGTAGAAGGCGGCGCGTTCGTCGTCTTGGCGTTTTTTGAAGGCTTCGGCGGCGGCCGCTGCGTCGCACTGATGACGGTTGACTGCCGACGAGTCGGCGCACTGATGCCCGAAGATAGGGCAAAGAAGCGGGCCGGCGGCTTGGTAGGTCTTTTCTTGGAACTGCTCGTTATTGACGGCATCCCAACGGGTACGAAGTGCGGCTACTTCCCGTTCGGCTTCTTCCTTGCGGCGTTTCTCGGTGGCAATGGACGCCGTAATTACGGCCTTCTCCCGGTTGTAGTAGTTGGTTTCGTTTGCTTCGGACTGCTCCACTTGGGCGAGGTCGCGGGCTGCGTCGTCTGCTACGCGGTTGGTTTCGTAGGCTGCTTTACGGGCGGATTCTTTCGCGTTATAAATTATTTGGTTCTGCTCTGTACGCTTGGCGTTGATGTCGCCCTGTATTCGGGCGGCGCGTTCGTAGGCTACGCGGTTGGCTTCGGCGGCCGACGTAGCGGCGGCGTCTATGTCCGCGAGGTCTGCCTGTATCTGCACCTTCTCCGCTTCAAGCGCGGCGTAGTCCGGGGCTACCGGGGTATTGCGCGTTACCTCGTCTTTGCGGGTCGGTATCTTCTCTAATTGTGCTTCTATCTTGGCGCGGCGGGCGGCTATCTCCTTCTTGTATTCTTCCATCGACTTGCCCGTAACTCGGCGTAGAAGTTCGGCGAACTCGGCGCGGTTGGCGGCTATATCGCTGTCGGAAATGGTGCCGGCCATTCGTAGCAAGTATTCGCGTTGCGCCTTCCAATGAAGCGTAAGGAAGTAGTAGGGGTCAGTAATGACCTTAAACAGGTCTTCGGGAATGAGGGCGGCTACCTTCGCGTCGTACTCGGTCTTTGTCTTCAAAGGCACCCCGTTGTAAAAATAGTCGGTGTGGTGTCCTTTGAGGATGCGTTCGGTGCTTCCCTTCGGGGTCTGCCATTCCTCGACGTAGACGCGGCGAAGTTCTACGGCTGTTACTTCTCCCGTTTCGGTGTCTATGGCGTCGAAGGATCCGCTTACTTCGTGTTCGAGGTCGGGTATGTAGTTCCCGTTCTCGTCGTTGGTCTTGATGCCAAATTTCGTGTCGCTGTTGCCTTCGCTGTCCTTGCCCCAAAGAAGCCACGCGAAGCCGTCCGCGATTGTGGTCTTCCCTGTGCCGTTCCGTCCGCTTATAGCGGTAACTCCGTCGCCGAAGTCTACGGTTACGTTGCGCATACCCTTGAAGTTAACGAGGGTAAGGCTTTTAATTTTTAGTTTTTTACTCATATAGCTGTTATTTTTGGGTGTTGTCTGTTGCTTCCTGTTTCCCGGCTAAGGACAGGGCTAAGTCCGCGTCTATGATAAGCAGTGCGCCTATCTGCGTAATTGCCTTGTCAATCTTCCCGGAAGTCTTGATACGGCTCGCCGTCGTCTTGCTGCAGCCGAAAAGTTTAGCCAAACCTTTAAGCCCGTAGACGTAGCGTTTTTTCTTGTCGTCGGCCTGGGGCTTCCCGGCTAAGGTCGCCTTTACCCTTTCTTCCACGGCGTCCAACAATTCGCCGAGTGTAAGGTCTATTATTCGGGTGTTGGGGTTATTCTTCTTCATCGTCGTAAAGGTCTTTTTCGGGGTCTTCGGGTAATGGAAGTTTTTTTAGGTAGTGTCCGGCGGCTGCGAAACTTGCAAGCCATAACCCTAACCACCACAGGGGCGCGTCGTCGGCTGTCATCCCCAATATGCAAAGGGAAAGGGCAAACCAAACGTAAATAAGCCACTGCCCGAACGTGTAGCGTTCGCCGTTTTCGGTCTTGCCGAAAAGTTTTGTTAAGATTCTTTCTTTCATACTATTGGGGTAAAGAAGTCGTTAAAGTCTGTTTCTTCCTCGCTCCGGCGTCCGGGGCGTTGTACTCTTGTCGTTCGGGCGGTTCTTGGTGTCCGGGGCGTAAAGTTGTCGTCGAAGCAAACGAACTCACGCGGAACGAAGGCGAACAGGAGAATTACCGCTATGAAGGCGCGTTTAAGCGGGTCTAAGCTGACGGGTACGCCGCACTTGGTGCAGAACCACCATACGCAAAGTTCCGTAGCCTTTTGTATGCCTAACTTTTGGTATATGTTCCGGGCGGTGTTCTCAACCGTGCGGGCGGAAATAAACAGCCTGTCGGCTACTTCCTTCTTGCTCGCGCCCCATGCCAATAGTTCGGCTATCTCGCCTTCGCGTGGGCTTAGTTCGGCGTTTAGTCGCATGGCCCCCAAATATTTTCCGTTATTCCGTACTTGGCAAATACTTCCGTAACTGCGGCGGCCTGGCTTGCCTTCGGTTCCTGCTTTCCGTCGCGGTAGCAATAGAAGGAATTGCGGTTATTGATTCCCAATGCCTTCCAAAGGTCAGCCACGCAAGCGCGAAGGTCGCCCGATTTTACTTGGTCTAACCCGGAACGGAAGCCCCGGAAGGTCGTGTTTGTTGTCGCTATCAATGTCATATTTTTGGGTATGAAGTTTGAAGTTAATTGTATTAAAGTGATACGGCGGCAGACAAATTAGCCCTTACCCGCTGCGGCTTCCCGTTTACTGAGCCACTCGTCGCGGCGGTGTCTGCACTCGGTAAGGCTCGACGCTACCGTAGCAAAAAGTTCCCCGTCCGGGGTTCGGTAGTCGTATTGTACGCGCTTAACCCTTTTCCCGCGAAGGCGGGTAGTGAATATTTCGTAGTTCTCACTTCCGGCGGGGCAAACGCTACAGCCCCGGTTGTCGTTCATGCTCATAGTTGTATGGTGTTAGTTGTTGTCCTGTATTAGTTCGCCGTTCTGACCTATCCACAGCATCGCGTCGTTGCCGTTCCATGTGAAGTCGAACGCTTTGTTTACCGGGTTATACCGGCCTTCTAATTCCGTGCCTTCTTTAAGTCCGCGTATCTCCGCGAGGCACCAATAGCCGAAGTCGGTTAGCACTTTTACGCGGGCCTTTGCTTTTATTGTCTTTATTGCCATACGTCTGTACGCTTATTTTGAATAGAAGGTAATTTTTAAGCCTCGGCGAAGTTTGCATACGCACTTGTCAAGCATGCACTTGAAGGCACGAATTAGAAGGCTGTTAGCCAACTTTTCGCCAATCAAGCGAAGAAGGCCCGAAACGCCTACGAGGGTGTTAAGGCGTTCGCCGTCGCCGTTCACTCCGCTAACCTTAATTAGGAAGTTCCTGTTAATCTGTGCTGTCGTGAAGTCCATATAACTTGTATTTAAGTAATTTTTGTCATTGCTTCGTGTTCGGAATTTTAGTAACTTTGCACCTGAAATCCTTACACAGCGCAAAGTTAATGCTTTGCCATACACCGTGCAAGTGTTTGCCATACAAATCGGCAAATTTTAAGAACTATTAACATAGAAGCCCGTTCAACGAATGGAAGAAACAGTAAAAGAGCGACTTAAACGCTTTATAAAAGCCGAAGGAATTAGCGAACGCGAATTTTGTAGGCGTGTAGGGGTGGGTTCTGCCTACATCCAAAGTATCCGTAAATCTATAATGCCGGACACTCTACAACAAATTACCATACAATTTCCACGTCTTAACCCTATTTGGCTTATGCTTGGGGATGGCGATATGTATCAGCCCGAAGAAGAAAAGAAGCCCGAAGTAGCCCCGTCGGACGTCCTTCTTAAACTCTTGGACGACGCCCAAAATGAAAAAGCCCGGCTTCTCTCAATAATCGAAAGCCAACAGCGGACTATCGAAAGGCTTACGGAACTTACTAAAAAAGCCGATGTCCACCGGGCCGACGATGCCACCTCTGCCGCTGTCGGGTAGTCTTCGGGGAAGTCGTGCCGCTTTACTGAAATTTTGGCTACACCTTATTATATATAAACGCGTGGAACTCAGTTAAGTAGGTATTTCAACCCCGTATTAAAGTGATACCCATAAAACGCGCAGAAATGCCCCAAATTCGCGCTTTAATTTCCGGGGTGGTAATTCCTGCCATTTTACCCGCGAACGCCGTTAAACGCAAAATTCGGAAAAAATAACTCAGCTATATGGAAGTTGCAATAAATACCCTCTATTCCAATCGGGAATTATACCCGTTTATCCCCCGCCACGTTTTCGACGCCTTAGAAGCCGCCTACTTGGAAGGAAAGGAAATTATAACTATCGACGAAGCGGAATATAACGCTATCCTGTCAAACGCAAAAGCCGCCGGGATATGCCACGTTTAGTTAGGACGTCTTGCCCTGTTAGGGCGGAAATTTCCCGGCGTTTCTTCTTGGCGATGGAGCGTCTTGTCGAACTCAATAAGGTGGCTTCCCTTGAGGCGTTCTGCACCCTTCACGGGTTAAGTGCGCCCCGTTATAGGGAACTTAGGTTAGGTTATGGCGTTACTCCGAAGCCGGGCTATACTCCACGTTATAAGGGCATCGAATTAGAAGCCGCCCACTATCTTACGGCTAACTATCCCGTTTCGGCTAAATGGCTGCTTACCGGGCGCGGAAATATGCTTACGGTATGAAGTTCAAAATAAATATAGGGCTGCACATCAAACCCAATAACAAAGGGAAGGACGTTGCGGAAGAAGTCGGCATAAGGCTTCGGGTATCGTGGGCCGGTCTTCGGTGCGATATCCGTTCCGGCTTCGTTATTGCTCCTTCAAAATGGGATCCGGTTAATAACTGCGTCAAATTGGGAAATAAGAATAGCCACGGCGAAACAGCCGGGGCTATCAATCGCGGCGTTATATCCCTGTCCGGGCTTATTGAAGAAGTCTTAACCCGGTTTGAACTTGACAATAAGCGGCCGCCTTCGGTCGCGGAATTTAAGGCGGCGTTTGACCTTGCCGCCGGACGTGCCAAACCCGAAGAAGCGAAGCCGGAACAAAAGCCGTTAGGGTTCTTTGAGGTCTTCGACTTGTTTACCGGGGAAATGGGTATAACTAATAATTGGTCTAAGTCTACCTACACAAAATTCAGTAGCCTAAAAAAACATCTTACTGACTATAATAAGAAACACAAATATAACTTAGAAGGGTTTGATAAGTCTGACTTCGCGGGCTTCGTCGCCTATCTCCAAACTACCGTAAAACAACTTAATACTACCGTGGCTAAAAACGTGGGCTTCCTTCGTTGGTTCTTGCGTTGGGCTGCGGCGAACGGCTATTACTCCGGCCTGGCTCATCTTCAATACCGCCCCCGCTTTAAGGGTTTGGACTGCAAAGAAGTTATATATTTAGAATGGGAAGAATTGCTACACTTCCTTAATTATGACTTTCCGGCTAATAAGCCTTCGTTCCCGGCGGTGCGCGATGTCTTCTGCTTCTGTTGCTTTACCGGGCTTCGTTATTCGGACGTTGCAAAACTCCGTGTTTCCGATATCCACCGGGAACAAACGCCGCCGTATATGTCTATCGTTACAAAAAAGACGACGGCGCGGCTTCATATAGAACTGAATAAATACGCCCTTGCTATCCTTGACAAATACGACGGCGTAGGGCTTCCCAACGATAAGGCGTTACCCGTTATTAGTAATGTCAAAATGAACGAGAACCTTCACGACGCGGCGCAAGAAGCTGGGATAGATGAACCCGTTAATATCGTTTCCTATATTGGCAGTGAACGCTCGGAGGTTGTCGTGCCTAAGTATTCCGTTTTAACTACTCACGCCGGGCGACGTACTTTTATAGTTAATGCCCTGCGGCTCGGTATTCCCGCGCCCGTTATTATGGAATGGACAGGACACAGCGACTATAAGGCTATGAAGCCTTATATTAAAATTGTGAACGCGGCAAAGGCGGAAAATATGGAACGCTTTAATTCTTTCGATGCCAATCGTTCCAACCCGGAAGAAGAAGAAAAAGCGGGTACCCAAAAAAGTACCCAAAGTTAGCGTTAATGTTTGATAGGACGTGTTACCAATGAAACAACCGTTACCCCCTAAGTCCTCTTGTATGAGGATAGTTGATAACGGTTGCTAATGAATTGAAAATTAGGTATAACAGCCTCTCTCTCCGCCAAGTTTAATTTAAACCCGCTGATTTTCAGCGGGTTTTGCTTTTTAGGCGAGAGGTAGTCCCCAAAAGTAGTCCCCGAAGTAGTTATTTTGCGCTATTTTGAGGGCAGGCTTTCACCGAAAGTCCAGCCTCCTTTAAGATGTCATTTATCCGGAATCTATCATCGTCTTTGACTATTTTATAAATGTTTGGAGAATTATCAAAAGTTTTTAAACTTATCTCTCCGTATGAAAGTTTTGTTGACTGTCGGTCACGCCTGAATCTGAAAGCTTTTACTATTTCACGCACCAAATTGGATGGCCACGGGTGAGGCTGTCTATAAAGAACATGCACAAAATATTTAAAGCTCTGCCAGTTGCCGATCCATCGTATCGGTTTAGAGAAGTCTTCATTCGCAATATTAAAAGCTTGGGAAGAATTGCGCAGGAAGAAATAGCAAAACCGTTTTATATCTTTAGCATGTATATACGGCACCATTGAAGGTTTATCAATTTTTTTCGTACAAGCCAGCATCTCTGCTATACTGACCATTGTCTTATAATCAATATTCGGAGAATCCGGAGCAAAATACTGCCGGTAATCTTCAATGGAAGAAATTTCCGGAGCAGTGGTCTTCGGCTCAGAATATGACATTATCTCATCTCGCTCAAGAACTTTTTTCCGAGAAATCTTGCTCCATCTCAATGCAAGGTGAATAATATGCTGAGTCGGACAAACCTCCTTACCGTTCACAGTAAAAACAGTCATCTTTTCCGGATTGATTATTTCGTTTGCAATTTCTTTTTCTTCTTGTGACAGATCATCCCATATTCGGCGCATATTATAAACCAGCATGCAGAAAAATCGCTTTGCTATTATCTCCCAAAGATAATAAGAATAATTGTTCATGATATACTCATGAATTTCAGCATTGTATTTATCTTCTGCAAGTTCCATGAGCGCTTCCACCATCTTATATGTAAAATCGTAGTTAGCAATCTCAAAATCAGGTTCCAAAGAAACATCTGTAATAAGTGATTTCGCAGCAAATGTATATGCCCGAGTGTCAAGATTGTCCTCCAGTTCAGATAATGACTTTGAGGATTCTATTTGTCGTAAGACACTTTTAGTCCTGGTAAAAGCCTTCAAGACCCGCTTATTCAGGTTTAATCGTGAAAAATAACTTGTATATGCAGCCAAATCATTTAATTTGATATAACTCAATAAATTCTGAGCATCGGCTGTATTTCCACATATAGTATAACATATACTCTTCGCGGAATCGAATGGAATAGCTGTCAGCACGTCATAGGTCTCATACGGGGAAGAATCTTCAATCTGATGCTCATTAAAGACCATACTCGCCTTGAAAAATTCAGAGATGTGACGCTCACTATACAGAATTGAGACTCTCGTGTAAGGAATAGCCACATTCTGCATAAAGCGACAGAACCATCTTCCATAAATATAGAAGTTTGACACGTCCGCAGGGAGCTTGCCTTTGTCTTCATCTGACAGAGGGGATACCAGTTCCTCATCAGACACTGGCAATTTGGCTTTCTCTACCTCATTCCAGTATTGTATATCCAAAGATAATTTATCCATAATCTTAGTTTACTTCCTCTAAATCCCTCACGCTGAAAACACCCAAT